TGATTTAACAGTTGCATCTCCAACTACAGTTAGGTTCCCGGATATATCAGTAGAACCCTTGATATTTACGTTGGAACCGAAAGATGTATCATTATAAACTTCCAATTGATTTTGTAATGTTGTTTTGTTTGTTACATCCAATGTACCATCCAATGTACTATTGTTTGTAACATAGAGTTGGGAACCTAATGAAACATCTCCAACCACAAACATATTGGAACCAAATGAAGCATCATTATGTGTATATAATTTATCTTGGAGTGTTGTAATACCGGTAACATTTGCTGTAGATTCTACAGTGAGAGCTGATTTAACAGTTGCATCTCCAACTACAGTTAGGTTCTCAGATATATCGGTAGAGCCTTTGATATTTACATTAGAACCGAAAGACGCATCATTATATACATCTAACTTACTTTCCAATACAACATTATTTGATACATCTAATGTACCATCTATACGAGTATTTTCTTTGACGTAGAGTTGAGAACCAAGGGATACATCACCAACTACATAGACATTAGAACCAAACGACGCGTCATTATGTGTATATAACTTATCTTGGAGTGTTGTAATACCAGTAATATTTGCTGTAGATTCGACAGAGAGTGCCGATTTAACAGTTGCATCTCCAACTACAGTTAGGTTCCCGGATATATCAGTAGAACCTTTGATATTTACATTAGAACCAAAGGAAGCATCTTTATAAACATCTATTTTACTTTCCAATACAACATTATTAGATACATCTAATGTACCATCTATACGAGCACTTTCTTTCACGTAGAGTTGAGAACCTAATGAAACGTCTCCAACTACATAGACATTGGAACCGAATGATGCATCGTCAAGTGTATATAACTTATTTTGTAGTGTTGTAATACCAGTAACATTTGCTGTAGATTCAACAGAGAGTGCTGATTTAACAGTTGCAACTCCAACTACAGATAGGTTCCCCGATATGTCAGTAGAACCCTTGATATTTACGCTGGAACCAAAAGATGCATCATTATAAACATCTAACTTACTTTCCAATACAACATTATTAGATACATCTAATGTACCATCTATACGAGCACTTTCTTTGACATAGAGTTGAGAACCCAATGATACATCTCCAACTACATACACATTAGCTCCAAACGATGCATCATTATGCGTATAAAGCTTATCTTGTAGTGTTGTAATACCAGTAACATTTGCTGTAGATTCAACAGCGAGCGCCGATTTAACAGTTGTATCTCCAATTACAGATAGGTTCCCCGATATGTCAGTAGAACCCTTGATATTTACGCTGGAACCAAAAGATGCATCATTATAAACATCTAACTTACTTTCCAATACAACGTTATTAGATACATCTAATGTACCATCTATACGAGCACTTTCTTTGACATAGAGTTGAGAACCTAAGGATACATCACCAACTACATAGACATTAGAACCGAAAGACGCATCTCCATACGTATCAAGTTGGCTTTGCAATACAACGTTATTTGATACATCTAATGTGCTATCTATACGGGTACCTTCTTTCACATATAATTTAGAATTCATTGATACATCACCAACAACATACATATTAGAACTGAATGATGCATCTTTATAAACATCTAATTTACTTTCCAATACAACATTATTTGATACTTCTAATGTACCATCTATACGAGCACTTTCTTTGACGTAGAGTTGAGAACCAAGGGATACATCACCAAACACATAGACATTAGACCCAAAAGATGCGTCTTGTGAAACATTCAAGTTTTCTAACACAATATCACCAGTTACTTGCAGTCCATCTTCTGTTTTTAATAATCCCTTAATATTAACATCTCCAGAAACATCCAAGTTTGACCACATAAATGTATTACCGCAAATGTCTGTACGACCATCTACGTGAAGACTTTGCAATTGCACAGTATTTCCGTTTCCGATGCTTTTAATGGTAGAATTACCCAATTCTATTGTATTTCCTGTTAAATACAAATCTTTGAAACGATGTGTGCTACTACCAATATCATATACATCACTATGTAATGGTATAATGTCCCCAGAAATTGATAAATTTCCTCCATATAATGTTAAATTCCCACTGATATCTGCATTACCAGAAACATTGATGTTAGATTGGGTATTTAAATTTCCTGCTGCATCTAAGTTATAATTCATTGATATGTCTCCGTTATCGTGGAATACAACAGTTTCGTTTGTATCATTTTTGAAAACAGCAATATTTTGATTAGTACCATATTGAGTAACAATAAGTGCTGGACCAGTACCGTCATTGGACACATCTAACTGTTCGGTAACGCGGACAACCGTGTCTGTTTTAATAAAATCACCAGTAAAGTTAATTGAACCATCAACAATCAAACCTTTGGTGATAATTACGTTGGAACCATCTGGTGTAATTATCAAATCTCCAGTTGTAGTAGATATTGTATTATCATCAATCATAACATTATCTATTGTCATTTTTGATCCGGTTAGTTCTCCAATCATTGTTGTATTCCCTTGAATAGTTACATTGGAGTTTAAACTTGTATCACCAATTACAAGTAAATTATTTTGCATCGTAACATTTCCACAAATATCTGTTATACCTTCTACAAGTAAATTACTTTTCATAGTGACATTTCCACATATGTCTGTTGTACCTTCTACAAGTAAATTATTTTGCATTGTTACATTTCCACATAAATCCGTTTCTCCATATACATATGCATTACCTAATACATAGAGGTCTTCTCCCAATGATACATCACCAACAACATTGAGAGTTTGTTCTAATGTAGTAATCCCTTTTACGTTCAAATCTTGCTCCATATAAGCATTACCTAATACAGTAATATCTCCTTCTACAATGAAATTATCAATATCAAGTGACGCAATTATACTGACGTTCGATAATGTATTATCACGGAAATAAACAGTAGCTGTTTTATTAGTAGTATCATATCCACTTTCGTGTTCTACAAATAAATCTATACGAATTTTGTAATGTGAAAATATAAAATAATCAATATTGGTAACAAATTCTAATCGCTGAGGTTGTATATTATATGGAATACGATATATTTCAGTACCAGTATCGTATATTTCAATAGGTGTATTTGGGTCATTAATGCTATCATAGTAATATATTTTCATTTTAAGTAATGCATTTTCACTATTCGTGTTACAATATATCTGGAATTTCCATGGACTTGGAACAGTAGTATTATAGTTATATGGAGTACTTTCAAAACGACCAATTAAATGTGTGCTATAATCAGTAGCACCTGAAAAATAATATACATTTGTTGTGGATGGAGCAATAGGGTCAGGGGTAGAAATAAGTTCGCCAATGTAATCCGGACTGGGGTCTTCATTTTCATCAAAATACAATGTAAAACCACTTACAGCACTGTTTAAACCCATTGGACCTGTTGCTCCAGTAGGACCTGTTACGCCTTGGATGCCTTGGATGCCTTGGATACCTTGTAATCCTTGAACCCCTGTAGGTCCTTGAATCCCCTGAGATCCTGTGGGACCAGTAACACCTTGAATCCCTTGAACCCCAGTAGGGCCAGTAGGGCCAGTAGCACCTTGTAACCCTTGAACCCCAGTAGGGCCAGTAGCACCTTGTAACCCCTGAAACCCTTGAACTCCAGTGGGACCAGTAACACCTTGAATACCTTGTAAACCTTGAATACCTTGAATACCTTGAACCCCAGTAGGACCAGTGGCACCTTGGATACCTTGCAACCCTTGAATACCCTGGATACCTTGTAATCCCTGAGCCCCAGTAGGACCAGTGTCACCTTGGATACCTTGAAACCCTTGAATACCTTGCAATCCCTGAGCTCCAGTGGGACCAGTTGCGCCTTGAATACCTTGTAATCCCTGAGCCCCGGTAGGACCAGTTGCGCCTTGAATACCCTGGATACCTTGTAATCCCTGAGCCCCAGTAGGACCGGTGGCACCTTGTAATCCTTGGATACCTTGTAATCCTTGGATACCTTGTAATCCTTGAGCCCCAGTAGGTCCTGTGGACCCTTGTACCCCTTGTAATCCTTGTAACCCTTGTAATCCTTGAGTCCCAGTAGGTCCTGTGGCACCTTGTAACCCCTGAGCTCCAGTAGGACCAGCGGCGCCTTGTAATCCTTGCACACCTTGGATACCTTGGGTCCCAGTGGGACCAGTAGTACCTTGGATACCCTGAATACCAATCGGACCAGTAACACCTTGGATACCTTGAATTCCCTGAGTACCAGTGGGACCAGTAACACCTTGAATACCTTGCACACCTTGAATACCTTGCACACCTTGAATACCTTGAATACCTTGAGTACCAGTAGGTCCAGTGACACCCTGGATGCCTTGAAAACCTCGTGGACCAGTAGGACCAGTAACACCCTGAATACCTTGAGAACCAGTGGCACCAAATCCAGTGGGACCAGTGGGGCCAATTTCACCACTAATACCTTGAACCCCCGTAGGACCAGTAACACCCTGAATACCTTGAGAACCAGTTGCACCAAAACCAGTGGGACCAGTGGGACCTATAACACCACCATTTTTAAACCAAGAACTTAATAATATATTACCTCCACCGTCACCGCTTACACATAGCATATTAAATTTATCTCCTTTATTGAAGGATAAGGATACGTCAAATGTATTGTTACTTAAATCAATATTGGTAAGTTGAACACCAGTACTAACACTGTTTTTATAAATTTCTAAAACACCATTTGTTGCTGGTGCACTTTGTAATTGAACAGCTACAAATTGTAAGCTACTATCTGCTCCGATAATAATACCTCCAGATACGTCATTTACACCACTATCACCAAAAGAAAAAATAAAGCCGTTCCCAGATGGTTCAAATCCATTATTTGCTTCAGCAAAGATTGTATATATTCCACCATTATCTAACCCGGGATCACCCTGTATACCTTGAGCACCAGTGGGGCCTGTAAAACCGATTGAACCAGTAGGTCCTGTGGGACCTGTTCCCAATGTATATCCACAATTACAATCTTTATCTACTGTAATATTGAACCACGAAGGAGATACAGGGTTCCCGATGTCATCTAATTTACAAGCACCTTGTATTTCCTTATATTTTTTAAGAGATGTATAATCACTTGATGACATTAGTATAAATAATATTCACATTATTTATTTTTCAATAAATATTATTGCGTATGCACTTGTTCATTAATATGTCAATATAAATTATATTATAAATTGTATTATTATGAATGATAATGATTTAGATTTGGATATTAATAATTACAATATGCGTGATTTGGAGACTTTTTTTCAGATAAAGCAAAACCAAAAGTACAGTGCTGCTGATATTGAGGAAAAAGAAGCTCAAATTCGCGAAATTTTTTTATCATCAGGAAAGGTAGATAAACGCCTTAAAAAAGATTTAATAGACTTTCTTGAAATAGCACGTGACTGGTTAATTTATGTCAAGTGTGGCGAACCTAAACAGCCTACTACTATTCCAAAAAATCATCAATTAGACACTACACATTATAATGAAATGAGTATCCCACGCACAGATGAACTTGCACCGAATAAAGAGCGTGTATTTATTCACTCACAAACAAGTGAATTCTTTAAAGGTTCTCTAAACCCATTGAACCATCGTATAAGCACAACTTGTTTGAATATTGATACAAAATTCAGGAAAGATACCAAAGCACCCAGTAGTAATTTTATATTACAGTTGCCCACTAAAATAAACAAGGTCGTATCAATGACATTATCCGCTTTAGAATTGCCAATTACATTTTACGGAATTACAGAAGAATATGGTAATAATTACTTGTACATAAAAGTTATTTATAAGGACCTTTCAAATAATACTGATATTCTTGAAAGTGAAAAAATATTAACAGTGAAAGACGGTAATTATAATGCCGCAGACTTATTAGAGGTGTTAAACGGACAATTGGAAATATTAGATGGTAATAATAATCTTGTTGATGTAAATGACCCCTTTTCATATGTAGAGTTGGTTCTTGACATTACATCGGGTGGGTCTGGTTCTGGAAAAGTGATTATACGACCAAATAAAAAATATTCAAATCATAGTAATATATTGGACATTACAATGGATTTCCGTATGGGAAAGGATAATGAACACGACGGCAAACCTATAAATACCAAATTAGGGCAAAATTTGGGATTTATCAAAACCCTTTATACGGGTTCCACTACGCATATTGCTGATACTATTATTGAGCCAAGTAATACACGATATATTTATTTGGCGATTGATGATTTTAATAATAGTGTAAATAACCATTTTGTCAGTGTATTTTCGGATTCTATACTGAACGCCAATATATTGGCTCGTATATCACTGAAAGGTTCATATTTTGCTATTTTATTGGAAAATGATTTCAATATTGTCACAGAACCTCGCCGCTATTTTGGCCCGGTGGATATTCAACGTCTGCACATTCGCTTATTGGATGAATATGGTAGGATTATTAATATGAATAACGCAAATTTCTCATTCTGTTTGAATTTAAAAACAGTGTATGATTTATAAGACTATTATATACGTCTTTAAATAAAAATATCAAATAATTAGATAAGTAAATATGACACAAACACCGCCCTATGATTATGTTAGGTATGTTTTTGAAGGTTCTGGTGGTTTATTTATGGAAAAATCTACTGATTATATTGAATCCATACAAGTACCATATAATCCAGATTATTATGATGTCACACAAACGTTGCAAATAAAAATACCGTCTTCACTATTAAATGAAAAACTGGGTATATATAAAAATCAAGAAGGATATATTATACAGGAAAATGCTAATTACGATAATATAAATCGCAAATTTTATAATGATAGTATTACAATCACTTCTTCAGACTTATTAAACGTATTGTCTAATGACGAGTCAATTGTTAGTTTAGGTGGTTTTGATACACTTTATAATGATTTTATACGAAAAGTGAATAATTACTTTGGAATGAATGGACTAAGCGATCAATTAATACATCAAAATATAGATACAGATAACAATGGATTTATGAGCAAAACTGAATTTTTATCCACACTGAAGATGAAAGATGAGAACCAGAATTATTATTTACAAGGAGATATTGTGTTTTCAGGTATAAATAGTAGTTTACGAAGTGCATTAAAAAACAATATTTTTAATAATCGTGAAAATATGCGAATGTATCATGGATTTCTTCCAGGTGATTTATTATTAATTATGGATGGAATACAAATACAATTTGAACTGAAATATTACGAAAATACATTTAATACAAATGAAGCAACATCTCATTCAACATTTGACGCAAGTTTATCATCCACACCATATTACAATACAACAACAGTATCTACATTTCCACGTTTAAGAAATACAGTAAGTACAGATATGCTGTTTGTGATTGTATAAATATTATTACTGGTAATGTTTCACTTGGAGTAAAAAATTTATCATTATATTTTAATATAATGACAACCACATATACAAGTTCTTATGCCATGCCTGGTTATGGTGGGTTTACTATTGATCAAACATTTCCCACCTACCGACCACAATTAGATTCTGTACGTCCATATTATGTTGCAGAGGCGATTCAAGTAAAATATAGTGTTCGCGAATTGAATTATAAAATTGGTCTTGTAAGTGATTTGAGTGAAAATATAATTAATCTACCTATACCGAGCAGTGGAAATGCTGTTGCAAATACTCTTGAAATTACAACCGATGAATTTTTAAATAATACTAATAAAGACACAATTGTTTCAATGGGAAAAATATCAACCATGTATAGTGATTTCTTGAATGCGGTAAACGTTTATTTTGGCTCACCGATTATTTTAGCTAATAATATTTTCAATGTAAATAATGGCGTTTTTGACGCGGAAGCATTTGTTCATTTATTAAATGGTGGAGATTTTAATATTAATGGTACGTTAGTCAGCGATTTATCGGGTTCTCTATTATTATATGATATTCAAACTCAACTTCAAAATGCGATTGATAGCAATATGTTTAACAATCGCACATCATCAACCAGTGTATCAGATGGGTTTAAATCTGGCGATTTGATCTTCATACCTGAAGGAATGACAATTACGTTACGATTGAATATTGACCTTGGTGCAAATACTGATTTATATACAGGTCCTGAGAATTTACAACAAATAGATGACCAATTAAATTATTATGACCGATTGAATCGCGTTCGCAAAATAACCACATATAGTGATACCGAACTTGTCCAGACATTTACAGTTCCCATTCTTATTATAGCAAGTGACGAAGAAGTATATTCATTTGATAATTATGCGTTGAATTGGACGGCTGAAGCAACTGAACAATTTGGTGCCCGTAATTGGAATTTTTGCAGCTTGTCATCTACTGGACAATATCAAAGCGCAATTGACTTAAGTGGTGATATTTTCACATCTACAAATTTTGGCGAAACATGGACATATCGTTATAATATTGGTGCATCTGATATAAATGCTATTAATATTACACACGACGGACAGCATCAAACAGCATCAAATGGTTCAAGTATTTATGTATCAAATGATTTTGGGAATACTTGGTCAAAAGCTCTTGATACCCAAGGTACTATTGTGTATGTTTCTATTTCTCTTAATGGACAATACCAAAAAGTAGTGATTTCGGGTGATAGTTTATACAGTTCAAATGATTATGGTGTGTCTTGGAGTCGGTTAAATGATGACAGTCCATTATATTATTCAATTCAGGCGTTTCCTACAATGGCAGTGTCTATATCGTACAATGGTCAATATCAAGTAATTGCTGCTGAAACAATTTATTTATCAAGTGATTACGGAGCAACATTTAATGATTCATTTACTGGAGGAGACCCATTTGAAGATAGAAATTGGCTGGATATTGCGGTAACATCTGACGGGCAATATATGGTCGCTATTGAATCGGGTGGTAAAATCTATATTAGTAGAGATTATGGCAGCAATTGGAACATTGTTACTGATTCAACTGTTAATATTGATTCTTCATGGAGAAATGTAGCCATATCAGCAACAGGACGTCATATGTCTATTTTGCGAGACAATGGATTTATTTATTATTCTACTGATTTTGGTGTTACATGGACACAAAACACTGACACGAATCTCCAAGGGCGTCAATGGCGATGTGTTGCTGTTTCAGCAAATGGACACTATCAACTTGCTGCTGAATTAAATGGATATATTTATATGTCTAACTTGAATTAGAGTTTTCAAAATGACATAGTTTTTTAAGATGGAAACATACAATTCATGATATTATTTTTGATACTATTTCTTATAATAGTATATAATGCCGTATAAAATACGCAAGGTTCGCAATAAGTCATGTTATAAAGTGTATAAACCTAAAACGAAAAAAGTGTTTGCAAAATGTAGCACATTGGAGAATGCTAAGAAGCAGGTACGTTTATTGACAGCAATTGAAAATAATGCTGTTTTTCGTAAAAAAATAATAACATCAAATAAAACACGTAAAAACAGAAAATAAAGATAATTATTATACTATATTATAATAATGGATCAAAAAAAACAGTTGTCACGATATGATAATTTATGCGAGATTGAACAGAGTTTAGTTCAACACTGTTTGAAGGATTACAAACATTTTGATTGTAAATTGTTTAATGAACTCTATTTAGATTGCATTCATTTCAAAGAACAAAAAATAAAGGCATATAAAAAAAGAATTGCTGAAAATAGTAGAAATAATTAATTATTTATCACTATAAATGAATTCAACACCCATACTTCCATCTACATCAAAAGACCTTTGTAATAGTTCAAGAGTATTTCCAGAACAAGAGTCGTTAATATTGATAGAGAAGTCAGATTACACTACGTTTGCAGTGTTATGTTGTGTTTTACCAGCAATTGCGTTGGTTATTGTTATTGTATTATTTTCACGTTTTTTATAAAATTATTAGTAGTATGATATAAAAAATTTTATTGGAGTAATACATATAATATTTCAAAATTCAATACATTTTAACATGGACGTGAATAAAAAAGATAAATCTATTTTCTCACATTGCAATCACTTATATAATGATTATTTGATATGTTTATTTATCAATACATTTGAAGGAGGTTATAATTATATTCATTGTAATAAAGAGTGTAAAAAATACAGGGATTGTATTATACAAACTAAAATACCACCAAAGTAATACTACTATCATACATTAACTGTTAATTATATTAGTATTAACTCATCAAATATTGGGTCAATTCTTCCATATCTTTATGGAACACTTCAAATACATTTTGTAATTCCTTTTGTTTTTCGTTACTGAATTCCGATAAATGGTCATCAAAATATTCTTGACATACATATACAATTTGTTGATACACTACCAATTTCGAAATTGAACGATGGAGTTCATTGTATTCACAACAACCTACAATATTAATAAGAATACTATCATAATCAATTACATTGTTGAAATGTTTTACAATATATTCAGCGTCTTTCCGAATTAACAAAATATCATAGCATTTATACTTTGGTTGAGCACCTATATAGCAATGTTTAACGAAGAAATCATACATCAGTCTATTATAACTTGATGCTGAGTAGTCACATAGTGCATTTTGTCTTACTCTCATCGTTTGTCAATAGTAATTATCTATCTTAAAATTGAATACGATATAGCTTATTCAATTTTATACAATAATATATTCACAACTACATAATAACATCAAATTAGAATTGGTCTTTGATAGATATAATAAATACATATAAAAACATAACTTGACTATATATTAGCGTTGCTGTTCTGAATATGAATCCACCCAGTGAGGAACAGCAAGAAATTATAACACATATAAAGGATGGTGTCAATGTAGTAGTTGATGCATGTGCAGGTTCAGGTAAATCCACCACTATTTTGAACGTAGCACATCAATTGAATGATAAGCATATTCTACAATTGACATATAACTCCGCACTACGACACGAAATACGTACAAAAGCTTCCGAATTAGGATTAGAAAATATGACTGTCCATACATACCACAGTTTGGCAGTAGGATTTTACGACAGTTCTGCATATACCGATACCGGTATGCGTCATATTCTATCACAAAACACGCAAGTTTCTAAGCATATAGAACTTGATATATTAGTGATTGATGAAGCACAAGATATGACACTGTTATATTATCGCTTAATTGTGAAGTTTATTTGTGATTTGTATTCGAAAAATAATAAGAGAATACAATTGTTGATTCTTGGTGATTATAAACAAGGATTGTATGAGTTCAAAGGTGCTGATATACGATTCCTAACTCATTCTCCTGATATATGGAAACACCACAAATTTGTATGTAGTGATGTATTTATGCGTTGTTCATTGAAAATGTCATATAGGATAACAAATCAGATAAAAACATTTGTAAATGATGTAATGTTAAACGAAGAGCGTATGTTGTCTTGTAGAGATGGACCGTCTGTATCATATATGAAATGCAATAATATGATTATGGAAAGAGTAATTGTGAATAAAATAAAGGATTTGATGGATAACGGAGCCAAACAAGATGATTTCTTCATATTGGCTGGTTCTATAAAGGGAACGAAAATCAAACATTTGGAAAATACATTGGTAATGAACGGTATAGATTGCTTTGTGCCATTATTTGAGACAGATAAACTGGATGAACGCGTGATTATGGGTAAGATTGGATTATCTACATTCCATTCTGTCAAAGGACGCCAACGTAGATATGTCTTTGTCATTGGATTTGACCAAAACTACTTTTCATTCTATGGTAGAAATTTGGAACAACACGAATGTCCCAATACACTATATGTTGCTGCAACGCGAGCAAGTCAAGAGCTATTTCTGTGTGAAAGCGATAATTCAATGTTTGACCGTCCATTGGATTTCTTGACCAAAACACATAATGAAATGAAGAATATGGACTGTGTGAAATTTATTGGCACGCCACGCAATATATTCTACGAGAAAAATAAGGATGAAAACGAAAGCATTGAAATAAAAAAATACAATGTAACCCCAACTGATCTTATCAAATTTCTACACGAAGATGTATTGGATACCATCACACCGATATTGGATACATTATTTGAATGTAAAGATAAAGGAGAAACCCTGGATATTCCAAGCGTTATACAAACACGGAAAGGTTTGTATGAAGAAGTAAGTGATTTGAATGGAATTGCAATTCCTTGTATGTACTACGATGAAATCAATCGCAAAAAGGACTTGTCGTCTGTTCCTGTATTATATGAGATGATACTGAATTATAGCGAACAATTGGACGAAAAAAACGACTATTTGACTTTGGCGATTGATAGTGTGGATCAACATATGATATCTGTAGAAGATTATTTACATGCTGCAAATGTATTCAAAGCTATTGATGAAAAACTATATTCAAAACTTCGCCAAATATCATATGAAGATTGTTGCTGGTTGAGCGAAGATGATATAGATGTATGTAAGCAACGCATCAATACACTTGTGGATAAAGAATGTGTTGATGAGGAACCAGAAGCAGAATTCACAATCATACACCATTCTGACGAAGACGCGCATACAAATATTGACCGAGCATTGGAGGATTGTAATTTAGACCATTTACAATTTCGTTTTACAGCACGCGTAGATTTAGTAACTCAAGATAGTGTATGGGAAATGAAATGTACGAGTGAAATATCTTTAGATCATAAGATTCAAGTAGTCATTTATGCGTGGTTATGGCATATTGTTTATCCAGACGACGAAAAAGTATTCAAAATATTCAATATTAAGAATGGAGAACTAATGATATTGGACAATGACTTTGAAAAACTTGATCGTGTTGTCAAAGAAGTTATTCGGGGTAAATTTATTGAGCACAAACAGAAAAGCGTAGAAGCATTTATTCAAGAATGCGTTACAAGTACTACGATTACTGATAACAGTGATAAGCAAAATTAAATATGTTTTTACAATTATAACATATTTAACAGATAAAAGTATTGTTTATTTTTATTGTTTATTTTTAATCGGTATCTTCAAGAGTGTTTTCAACTGGAGATTCAGTTGGTTGTTCTGGTGAAATGAACATTTTGACTGCTTCCCATACCTTGGCAGATTCATCCATACTGAATGCACCACGGCGCTGGGCAGCGTTAAGGAAAAATACCATTACATTAAGAGCAATATTTTGGTTAGAAACAGGAACATCCATGATATTTACTTCACGGGGTTGTTCTTTTACAGGTTCAGTTGTTGAAACGGGAGCTTGAGTATCCATTATACTATAAAAAATAATAAGACTTTTTTTTATATCATATTACGCACAATTGTTATATATTATTCATATCTTTAAGACGTTCAACATTTTCTTGTATATAACGATCCAATATTTGACTAAATAAGTTGTAATCTAAATTTGAATGTTTTTCACTTTCGGATAGTGTCATTGAACATCCTCCGTGATTCAACATGGATACATCAAAACGATGCACTCCCTTGTTTAATGAATGGCGAATAATGTTTTCAATGTTCAATAGATTGGTTCTATTAACATGAAGATGTAGAGAAATCATATTTGGATCTACATAATTCAATAATTCGTCCAATATGTTTTTGTATGATATGTATGTGAGACTACCACACGTATCGGACAAGCATACCTCATTATAATAGCCAGTACAAGCGTGATTTATTAAATGTGTAACAATGTCCTTTGTGTCAATCTTACCTTCAAATGGACAATGGTCAATACACGATACATAGAGTTTTGTATGGATACAGTTTTTTTTATTTTGCTTATTGTACTTCAAAAATTCCAACATCTTATATAGTTCTATATTTGAATGTTCTAATGATTTGTTAATATTACGTTGCTGAAAGCTATTTGATACAGATGTGAGAAATGCAAAATTTGTAAAATTGTGTTTTTGTGCGATTTTCAGTTTTGAAAGGTTGGGTATCAATACGTAAATATTGGGTTCATATGGAAGTTCATTCTTTTCCGATGATGCCATTTTCATTTCTTCTAATGGTTCATAGTTTTCCAAGTATTGAATTATATTATTATACAGGTGAGGAACATCATTCATTATTGGCATGTGTTTGGGTGATACAATTGACCCAATTTCTATGTTTTTAACAAAATTCAGTTTATGTAAATATTTGAACACTTCCATCTTTTTATGCGTTGATATTTTATCAGGGTTTAATCCTTGAATGCCATCACGAAGACTTACGTCGGTCAATATTGGATTAATATAATTAAATATGCTTTTATAATCCCCACATTTACGGATGTTTGATTTGATGTATTCAATAGCACCTTTGTTCATTTGGTTTAAATAATGGGTGTAATATATTTAATACTATAATGTGTTCTATTATTTCAATTTTATATGGATTAATTTTTGCAATATCACAAGAAAAAATCATAACTATATAACACTATTTTGATTTTTGATATTTACTCACACGACAAACTATCCAAACAATATATCAATTCCAAAATGTAATCTTGTTTTTGACATTTCTTACTCATACATATATCAAACTTTTTCAACAGACGTTTGATTTCACTTTTTTTATAGTATGTAAATTCCATATATAATGCATTGTACTCACTATCACACATCGTGATGTAGGGGTCTTTCTTCGGAACTGTCTTCAACATCGCCGCTTAGTAATGGTTCTTCAACTCTATTATAATAATTGCAATAGTAGAATACACACGTAAATATTGTGATTGGTAATGCAAATATAACCGCCACAATTATAGGTCCAGGTATATCTGATGTTTTCATTGTATAATAGTAATAATATATTGTACAATATTAATCAATTTTTTCTTTTTCTAATATCAAAATGTAATATTTAAACTCATATTTTCAAATTATTGATGTCATTATATTTTGTATCAATCAACTCTTTCAATGTTTCAGACGTAAGTACGGTTTCATTTTTAAGTATTTTTGAACCTTCAAGTATCAATTCACGGCAATTTCTAACAATAAATTCCGCACTATCATATGCGTGGTGTATCAGCATATTTATTTCGTTATCAATCTTTTCTTTATACGTCTCACTCATACTTGGATAAAGAATATTTTGACCCATTCCATAATAAATAATCATCTTTTCCGCCAATTTCATTGATTCTTCAAAATCATTAATTGCACCTGTGGTTACTGAAACCCCGTAAAATACTTCTTCAGCAATTCTTCCAGACAATAGAATCATTAAATGTTCAAAAAGTGCTTCACGCGTATTAATTCCACTTACTGATGGTTCAAATACTGTATATCCTGGACTACTTGGTGCATATAAATTGATTACCACCTTTTTCATTTTTTGGTGATGTTTTGATAACATTCCTACAACTGCGTGTCCCAACTCGTGTATTGCTATCTTATCAATAATATCTTCAGTAAATTTATGTTCTGTGGGTTGCCATCCCACCAAAATACGATTTATTATGACATCTACATCGTGCATATTGAATTCTGTTCGGTCTTCACGAATAGCCAATAACATTGCTTCATTCAGTAAATTTTCACATTGAGAACACGATAATCCCAGTGTCAATTCCGCCAAATCGTCTATATTTACGTCTGAAGAATGGGGCTTACCATCAATATGAATTTTTATTACTTCTTTACGTGTTTTATAATCAGGATTGTTAATAAAGATACGTTTATCTATGCGTCCAGGACGCAATAATGCAGGGTCGAGTAAATCCGCACGATTTGTAGCACCTAACAAGAATATACCATTCGCTTCTTTGAAACCATCCAACCCTATTAACAGTTCATTCAATGTACTATCGCGTTCATTTGAACTACCTTCACCATCTCCGGAACGCTTGCGTCCAACAGCATCTATTTCATCAATAAATATAATACACGGTCTATTTTCATTTGCTAATTTGAATAATTCACGTATTCGTGACGAACCTACGCCTACATATTTTTCTTGAAACTGAGCACCAGAAACCGGAATAAAGGATACATTCGCTTCGCCAGCAAGAGCTTTTGCAATAAGCGTTTTACCATTACCAGGGGGACCTTCCAATATGAGTCCTTTAGGAACACGCACATTATAATATGAATATTTCGTAAAATTGGTAAGAATATCAATGCACTGATAAAGCTCGTTTTTAATAGTGTCATATCCACCAACATCATTAAATGAATGCGAAATTTCACGCAATACTTCAAAGTTTTCAGAACGTGTTTTTTTGCTGGAATGTTGTGGTATATACGGGTTTTGTTTTGAATGTGGTGCTTTTTTTTCAAAATAATCATAAATACCTTCAGGTATATGCGTTTTGTGATTAGCATCATCCTCGCTACCAATACCAAATAAGTCTTCGGGTCTGCCTTTAATAATAATCTGTAATCCTGTTGGTGGCTTCGTTGGTAATTTACTTTTTTTACTTGTTTTATCTTTTTTCTGTTTGTGTTCTGTGGTATTGCGAAAATCAGAGTCGTCTGTCTTTTTTACTAATAAATGCGTGTGAATATCGTCTTGTTTAGGTTCTTGTAAAAGTGTTATATTATTGTTTGTCAAGTGTTTCAAATATATTTCATAATAGTGTTGAGAATACAATTCGTTTTTATTTATATGGCGCTTATGCTGAAAACTGGAAATGAAAAATGAATGACTTGGAAATAATAGAACAGTAAGAATAAATAGAATTTTCATAGTATAATATCCTATGAATACGATTTTATGTTTAAACTGTTAAATTTTATTATATAATTACAACATATACAACAATGAAATTTTCCGAAGGAACTGCTGAAAACTGCGATTGTGACAAATGTGACTGCTGCAATGGTCCATCCAATGGTGATAAATGGAGATACACACTTTATACTACCATATTATTTTTAATTATTGTCAATCCAATGACATATAAACTTGTAAATGGTTTATTAGGTAGCATTTTCGGTTCAATTGCTGACGCCAAGGGATGTCCTTCAATGATGGGCATTTTGGTTCATGCTACAGTATTTACACTCTTGTTGCGCTATATGATGGATTTAGATATTTGAACACAAAATTGATTGCATATCTTATACAATGATATAATATATACAGCGTACGTAAATGAGACAATACAACAAAGGAATGAAAAGGCAGCCTACTTCAAGTCGGATAGAACCTGTTGCAGAGAAAAATGACAGTTTTAGAGAGGAAAGAAGAAATGGTATTTTTAGATCAAGTCAAACGCGCAAAATAGATACATTTTGCGAAGTATGTAACAGGTCTACTGGTTTCTATCAATGTAGAATATGTAATAAAATATTGTGCACTCATGATGTGGTAATGAAAAATTATTGTATTGGATGTTTTGATGATAAAAGTAATAGAAGTATCATTAGTGCTATTGAAACTGGAAATCCACATACTGGTTGTTATGGCTATTTCTATAATTTATGGTACACACGGATGAAAAAAAATAAGTTAGATTGTGAATTCAAAAAAATAAATCCATTGGGATAACACTATCTATCATTTACAATGTCGGATATTACATTCTGGTATATGAATTATACAAACACGGTATTAAGTTGTTGTGTTACCCGCATAAATGTTGTACATTTCGGCATTTGTTTTATGTTTTTTGCATTAATATACGTGCATGTACTGCGAATACCACCCAGAAAATCCAATACAGTATTATTTAAGTCGCCTTTATATGGAATCTTTAATACACGTCCTTCAGATGAACGGTAATTTTCCATCTTACCATAATGCGTTTTCTGGGCAACATCTGAACTCATACCATAAAACTGCTTGTATTGTTTTCCATCTATTTCAATAATATTTCCGGGATTTTGTGTATGACCTGCAAACTGACCACCCACCATTACAAAATCCGCACCTGCACCAAATGCCTTTGCCATATCACCCGGACACGTTATTCCTCCGTCTGAAATAATATGTCCATTTACACCATGAGCAGCGTCAGAACACTCCATTACCGCGGATAATTGTGGCATTCCTACTCCCGTTTTCATGCGTGTAGTGCACGCGCTTCCAGGTCCAATACCCACTTTCACAACATCTACTCCGCCATCCAATATCAATTGTTCCACCAATTCGCGGGTCACTACGTTCCCCGCTACAATAATTTTATCGGGAAATTGTGTCCTTACACGCTTACAAAAATGTAAAAATGAATCTATATAACCATTTGCAATATCAATACATATCCAATGACAATCCACTATACTCATAATTTCACACAAATTCTGGAAATCACTTTCGGATATACCACTGGATACCATAAAAAAATTGGGGTCAAGAACATTGGTTTCTTGATACTTGATAAAATCATTCTTTGTATAAAATTTGTGTAATGCTGTAATAATACAATGTTCTTTTAAACATTCATATACCTCAAATGTTCCTGTTGTATCCATATTTGCCGATATAATGGGAACGCCGTTCCACGATTTACTTTTACAGTTACGGAATTTGAATTCCCGCTTCAAATCTACTTCACTGCGACTACATATTGTTGATCGTTTTGGACGAATCAATACATTATTAAAGTCCAACTTATCACCACTTTCAATCTTCGTCATAGAATACAATAAGTATATTAACTACTACTTATTATATTGTTTTTTTAACATACATAAAATACATATAGTTCCACATTGTCTTGCCAACTCGTATTAATGATACATTTTGTTTTCAAATAAGGTTTCAATATATCATTGTAGTTATAAAGCAATACATAACCACCACATACTTCATTTTCTATTTTACGATACAAATCATTATTATCGTCTTTTGAGAACACAGTATTACAACAATATATAATATCGTAATTACCGAAATATAATGTACGAAAACATACATTCTCAAAATCTATATTATCTTGCTTACATATATTCATCGTGCATATACTGGAGTCATAACGCTTTTTGTGTATTTCTATACCATAACACATTAAAGCAGAGTATGTTTTACCCACATCTATTACCAAATGACCTACACCGCTTCCTATATCTATAAATGACGTCATTTCGTCTATATTTGGAATATGGTCATTCATACATTTAATTATATCGCCCGTATATGCCTCGCCATAAATATACGATGTATTGGTAACATCCAGTTCATTTGGAATATAATAATGCTCACATTCTATATGAATTCTTCTTGGCATTACGTTATAATTATATCGTTATCATTTCCATTTTCTGTTTTTTGTGTTTCAATTTTACTATGTTTTTTCAAGCACGACGTTTTATGACGTGTAAGTGACCGATTATTGGATGCTTCGAATATATTGCATATATCACATAACAATATATTATTATTCAACGTAATTACATTTGAAAAATGAGGTTTGAGAAGCGTGTCTAATTTGGGAAATACCATTTTATCCAACTTTGACATTATATCTTTATTGAACGTTTTACATAATTCAATCATTGATAGTTTTTCACTGACAAATGTTTGATATTCGTTATTGATATGTTCCAGTATTTCTTTTTCTATTTGAATATCTTGACATTCTATTTTATTTGATGTTATGAGTTCCAATTTGGGATGTAAATTATCTATAATATCAACCGCCAATTTAATTAATTGAGGTGAATAATCCACATTATGAATATAAATAGCAATTTGCGAACCTATAAAATCAATTTGAAAATTCTGTTTGGTAGTAATACCACTATGTTGCGATAAAAATATACCATGCTCGTGACGGGTTTCAATATCCCTTATGAATTTCCGTACTTCACCAGTAGTTACATTTTTATCATAATTTTTTGTTTCTACCAATATAGTGGGTTTATTTTTACGTTTCAAATGGAAATCACACGCCGCAGTCATTCCTGTAGTATTTATAACTTCCGCACTCGGATACAGCTTACATAGTGTGATTTCCAACTGATTCTCACCAAATTGGCCTTTATAGGTGGAATTCGTGTATTTACCCAGAAAACTTTGGAGTTGGTCGTGCAATTGCTCACGACGACTATCATTCTGTATAGATGATAGATTTTCTTGAATACGTGTTTCGGATGACGTAATCAGTTGTTGAATATTCTGAATAAAATGCGATGATTTTTCACTATAAAGAGAACCCAGTTTATGAAAACCCTCTTGTGTATTTACAGTAGTCTGTGATGTTGTTTGTAATATTTCATATTTGAAATCACCAAAACATTTCTGTAATTCACTGTAAAATTGCTGATTTGCCTTGGGTATAATGTTCTCAATTGTAGAATTACTATTGTGTATTAACGACGCACACTGTTCCTGGAAGTAATCTTTGATATTTGTAATATTTTCCGTTTGATTAGACGATATATAACCTTTCATTTCATCCACCATTTGTGTTTGAATACCAGACAAATTAGTATTTAATATATCGGAAATGTCACTTTTGTGTGTATCTATAGTATTAGATATATGATGAACTTGACTTGATAAACTTTCAATTGAACGCATAATCTTTGATTGAATTGTATTATTAAATGTATCATCCATATTTTCAATTAATTGCTCCATTAAATCTACTAAGATAATATTCATTAGTGTTGGGTCCAATTGTGGATTGTTTTTATAAAATTCTACCACTTTTTTGTCGTTTATGCTGATTTCATTGATTTCCATTGTGATACTTAACCATATTTTTTTATATTATTAATTTGGTAATTACATTATTTATGCATTAATAAAAATTGATTTAGTCTTTATATACTTTTTGTCAGTAATAAATACACCATGATTGATACAATTGAAAAATTCACAGCTACTTGCGATAAATATTACTTGATTTTCAAGAAATATTTCACAACGCCCTTTATATTTTACATAGGTTGGATTATTATTCATTATATTTCGGTTCAACTTTATAGTTATTGGTGCAGTTATTTCTCCGTATTTGGATTCATTACATCACCATTTGCAATTACCACTCCTATTTGTCGTGGATTGGAATGGTGTATTCATAATGGAAGCAACATTATTCAGCATATGTGGCTAATTGTTGGCAGTTGGCTTGTCACTAAAGTATTTTCAACTACACTACAAGAAAAATAGAAATTATATGGAGTATATTTCACACATTTACATCTTTTTTATACCTTTTTTTTAACACACCGGAAATTATCGTTGCGAACCTTTCCTTCTTTACATTTTCGGACGCATTTTTTAGTATTTGGATTGTAATCTGGCATTGATGGAGGACATTTTTTATGGTCTTCTAATTGTACATTGTTAAACTTATTCGGAGTTTCTGTTTTTGTTTCTATATCGTCTTGCTTCTTTGATGGAGTGCGTTTTTTTCTTGTTTTCACACACCTAAATTTATCATTGCGAACCTTTCCGTCTTTACATTTGCGGACGCATTTTTTGGTAAATGGATTGAAATCGGGAAGAGATGGAGGACATTTGATTTCTATGCTCTTTGTTTTCAAATCCACAGATAATTTACTTGCTGATTCTATAATTTTATGACTTGGACTTGGCTTTGTTTCTGTATAAATGTCACTATCACGTAGGAAATTACTATATGAATCAATAAAATTATCCAAATCAAACTCTCTATTTGATAAATTACTTTCCGAATACTTTTCCATCAACGCAATTACTTTTCTCAAGAATACATCGTCAATCTTATTTCCGGGTGCTTCAAGTATATACGAGAACATTTTTTTCAATGTAAGGGATAAACAGTAACTGTCAAATGAATCCGCCATATCTTGAATAAATTTATCGTAGTGTTTATAATTTTTCTTTAATGTTACGCATTTCAGCTTTTTTTTAAAAATATTTTTGTTTGCACAACTAAATTCAGGTGGGTAATACGACCACGACTGAGCAAAACTATAACTACTATCCTTAGATTGTTGTATAAATTCCTTTTTTGATATTACCAAACCAAAATCAATGTAACGAATTTTACCCGTTTCTACATTATATACGATATTTAATGATTTTATATCTTGATGAATGATGTCATTGTCGGAAAAAAACTTTAATCCTTTAATTAAATGTAATATTGACGTCATAAATACTTTCTGGTCATCTAATGTTAGTTTTTCGTATATGTCGTGATAAAAGTTGTATAAATCTATTCCTCCATCATCAATCAACAATTGAGATAGTGAAGATGGATTATTTAAATAACTGTCTTTCACACGTTTTGTAGTACATTCCCCTACTATTTTATGGAAATCACCGTCTATCTTGGGTTTACATCTGATAGATGTTCGGATGGAGTATTTTTCCAAATCTTTTATGTGTTTAAGTTTTTTCATTTCATTTAATTCATCTTCGGCATCTTTTTTTCGCATCACTTTTGACACTCGTCCGCTATAATCTATGTCTTTATTTGATTTACATTTTAAGCTTGGTTTAATAACACAACCATATGTACCTTCGCCTAATATTTCATGACTCATAATGTACTATATAGTACACGTATATTATTTCATATCATAAATAGGCAACACGTGATTCATTTCTGTCGTATTAATTGCGTTGTTACCGAAATATAAATCAATGAATTCTGTCGTCTTTTCATTTTCCAATGATTTTATGATTTGCTTATATTTCTCAATCAATACATCGTTTTCGTCATTTTCTTTGGGACGTATGCATATCAAATGATTTTCAATCAAATACTCCTTCTTGCCATCAATAATACAATACTCAAAACTGTACTTGCCCGTGCCATATCCACGATTGATAACTAACACAGGCGATGTTCTTCCTTCGCGTTCTATGTAATTTTTCTTTTCTGGATTGCTATACGTCTTGGGTTTCAAATCGTTGTTTTGAATATCCGAACTGTAAATCAACTGCGTTTTGGTGTCATCTGTTGTCAATTCATCTTTTACTTGGTTCCATACGATGGTGCCTACATTTACAACGAATCCGAGTGTATCCAAACTATGTGATTTTTTATATAATGTTTTCATTTTTTTGATATTGTCCTTTGCACCAAACACGGTGTATCCATTGACTTCCAATACAAATTTGTCATTCTTTGCATTATTCTTATTTTGTATGACTACAATGACCGTTTTTTGTTTGGTATCCATAAACCCGTCTTCGTCACATTCAATGATATCCAATATTTTGAAATCGTTATTGATATAACTCCGGGTATTATCATAATACAAACTGTTCAAGAAATTTCGCGGCAATACGAAACTCAATATACCATCTTTTTCCAATAATTCAAGCGATTTGATGATAAATGGAATGAATATATTGGGTCTTCCGTCAAAGTATTGGTGATATTGAGTATCT